TATGAACTTTTCGGAGATAGAAGAGGACTACAGCGATAATAATGACAACTGGTATTACTAACTTCCGTGACGTTCTTGAAGCGTTGAACGTTGACGTTCGCCGCGAGTCAAACAATGAACTTATAGGCTGTTGTCCAGTACACGAAAAAAGAACTGGAAAAAAGGACAGGTCGCCCTCATGGTCCATGAACGCATCTACTGGATTGTGGATATGTCATTCATGCGGTTCTCGTGGTAATTTACCTCACTTAATTGCTGAAATAACTGGAAATTACGAATCGGTATCCAGTATTTACAAATTGTTAATGAACTCTGGGATAAAGCAATTAACACAACCTAAAAAACAAAAAGCCAAACCAGAAGCCGATTGGAAAACGTATATGTCTTTTGACAACCCCCCTTACGAAAAGTTGTTAGAACGTAACATAAAAGCGGTAGTTGCGGAAAGGTTTGGTATCCGATGGAATACGTCAAAAAATGCTTGGATTATTCCAATTCTTTCCGCTTCAGGAGATTTAATGGGTTGGCAAGAAAAGTCATCAAGCGGAGTTATTAATCAACCAACTGGCGTTACCAAATCAGAGACGCTGTTTGGAATTGACCGTTTTGACATAAAGACAGCCGTTTTAGTAGAATCACCATTGGATGTAGTCAGGGTTGCATCAGCGTGGTCAGGAGTGCAATGTTTGGCTAGTTTTGGGGTACATATTAGTAAAAAACAAATAGAAATATTAACTAACGTTTGTGATTGCTTAATAATTGCGTTGGACAATGATGAGGCTGGCATAACCATTGGTAAAAAGTTGTTTAAACATTTGCCAACTTTTCGTAACGGCGTTAAGTGGCTTAATTACACTCACACAAAAGCAAAAGATTTGGGCGAAATGTCGGATGAAGAGATTGCGTTTGCCATAACAAAAGCGACAGCGCTTCCTTGGTGGATAAATGTTTAAAGGAACTTTGTATCCGTTTCAGGAAGAGGCTCGTGAAAAAATGACTGACCGAGGACGCCTGCTTCTTGCAGTTGTCATGGGTGGTGGAAAAACAGTAATTACTCTGAACACGTTAGAACACCTTTTTGAAATAGACGAAGTGTCGCGAGTCATTGTTATAGTTCCCGCCGCTTTAAAATATCAATGGTTACGGGAAATTAAAAAGTTTACTAATTCACGCGCAGTCGTTATTGACGGCAATGTAAAAACACGAGAAACATTGTGGCGTTCCGCCCTTCGTGCAAAGTACGTTGTTGTAAACCCTGAAACGTTAATGAACGACGTTAGTTTGTTTAATTCTCTTAGATTTGAAGCAATGATAATTGACGAAGCCACGATGATTAAATCGCCGCGAGCCAAACGTTCACGTTTGTTAAAAAAATTAAGTAAAAAATGTCAGTACCGATTTGCCCTTACTGGTCAACCAATTGAAAATAAACCAGAAGAGTTGTTTTCAATAATGGAATTTGTAGATGAACGAGTGTTAGGAAAATTTGATGTGTTTGACAGAACGTTTATTAAACGAGACAAGTTTGGCAAACCAGTAAAATATTACAATCTTAATTTGCTTACTAAATCAATGGAAAAAGCAATGTTTCGTAAGAACAGAAAAGACATTGAAGACCAATTACCCAAAGTAGTTTCAACCGTAATTCCCGTACAATTTGATATTGTTGGAGCAAAAGCATATAAAAACATTGCAGATGACTTGTTGATACAGATTAAAAACGCTTTAAACACGTACGGTAAAGGGTTTGATTTGTGGTCACACTACAACGGAAATCCAGCGGCTAATGAAGCGCAAGGGCAAATAATGTCTCGTTTAACAATTTTGAGGATGCTTTGCGACAATCCAGAATTGGTAATAGCGTCGGCCCACGAATTTGATATGGCAAACGGAGATTCAGGAAGCAGATATGCCAAGGAAGTAATAGACAATAATTGGATAAATAACAATTTTGAAACACCTAAAATGGACGCCGTTATTGAGTATATTGCAAACGTTTTGGACGAAGATAAAGATAATAAAATTGTTTTATTTTCATTCTTTAAAAAGAATCTTAAACTGTTATCAATTAAAACTAAAACCATTACTAATTCTGTATTGTTTACTGGAGACATGAATTCAAATGAAAAAGACGTTGCTAAACAAAAGTTTATAACAGACCCAAATATACGGTTGTTTTTATCTTCAGACGCAGGTGGTTACGGTGTTGATTTGCCTGTGGCTAATTACTTAATATCTTATGACCTTCCTTGGTCTGCTGGTAAATTAGACCAACGAGAGGCAAGGATTATGAGGTTGTCTTCACAACACCCTTACGTTACGATAGCATCGTTCGTAATGAAAGGAAGTATTGAAGAAAGGCAATATGAGATGCTTCAACAAAAAAGAAAAATTAATGAAGCATTTATTGACAAAGGTTACGATACGCAAGGTAGATTTGAATTGACTCTTAATTCATTAACAGAATTTTTACAACATTCGGAGGTATAACATGGCAACAGAATATGATGAACAATATTTAACAAAACTTGTAGAAGACTTTGTTTCTCAAAAAAAGTTGTTGTCACAATTAGAAACTCGCGTTGAAAAAATGAAAAAAGAATTGAGCGCCGTTGTTGACCAACACGGAACCCCAGACGACAGCGGTCATATATGGCTTAACATTGGCGGTCATGAATTAAAGCGTGAACGACGTGTCAGCAAGTCATTTGACTCTGTATCTGCAGAAAAATGGGCGCGTGAACAGGGTTTGTGGGCAGAGGTTGTAGAAGTTATTGAACGAGTTAGCGAGGAAAAAGTTGCTGGATTGGCATGGAAAAATAAAAGCCTGTTGCCAATTGTTCAAACATTTTATACCGAAAAAGAAACGTGGGCGTTTAAAACGTGAAAGACCCATTAGAATTGTTTAAAGACCTGCCAGATTATCCTGGTGGTCGCAAACCAAAAAATAGGAATAGAAAAACAAAACCAATTGCCGAAGATAAGTACAATGGGGCAAAACCCAAAAAGTACATAATCAACGGTGAAGAAGTATTGATGTTTACTATTGGCGAATTGGCAAAGGCAATAGGTAAACGTCCATCCACGTTGCGAGTTTGGGAGCACCGTGGTTGGCTTCCCAAAGCCAAATACAGAACCCCAAAACCAATGAAACAACAAATTCCAGAAAAAACTTCACAAGGTAGGAGGCTTTACAGTGTCCAACAGGTAGAGTTTCTTCTTGAAGCAATAATCCGTTTTAAAGTTCGTGAGATAAATCACGGAGATTGGAACGGCTTTAGAACATACATCAAAGATAATTGGCCACAATAAACATAAAGGAAAAATATGCCAAGAAATTATGAAACAGTAGAGTTAATTACGAATACAGAACAAGACACTCCCCCCACAGGGGAATCAACGCGAAAACTTCTTCGTGGAGGTTGGCAACAGGTTGACGTTTTGAAGAGCGCAGATTCGCAGTTTGCACAAAGATTGAAAGTGTCGGAAGATGTTCAAATCATCAAGTTTTTGGATGACGAACCATTTGCGGCATGGCACCAACACTGGATAGAGCGTGAGGGTCAAAAATCATTTATCTGCATCAGAGACCTTGACGACAGAGGTTGCCCCATATGTGAAATGGGAAATCGTCCTTCGCAAAGAATTGCCTTCAATGTTGCTTTGTTGGCTACGGGAGCAACCCCAGTAGTTCGTTCGTTTGAAGTAGGACCACGAGTTGTAGACCAACTCCGCAATTTGAACAAAGCACCACAGACTGGCCCTTTGACTAAGCATTATTGGGCTGTTAGTCGCACAGGCAAGGGAGCCACAACCGCATACAATTTGCAGGCTATTCGTGCCCGTGACCTTGCGGAAGAATGGAAACTTGAAGAACTCACCGACTCCGTAATGGCTAAATTGAACGAAGACAAGTATGACGTAAGCATTATGAAAGTTCCTACCTACGCAGAACTTCTGTCAATTGCGTCAGAAGATTTAGGGAAGTAAGTAATGGGGGGTATAAAACCTCCCATTATTACAACTTTAGATGAACTTGACGACCTTGTTAAAGTTGTTACAAATGTTGGAGAATTTGCTTTTGACGTAGAAACCCAATCCGTTCTTGAACATCATCCTGATTTGCTTCAACATTTAGAAAATGATTTTCAAGAACACATCAAAGGGTTAAAAACTAAAAGCCCTGATATTATTCAACGAGCGCACGACAATTTGGTTGAGACGTATTTAAAGGAAATAGCCGTAGACCCTTTGCGCAACGAGGTGTTTTGGATAGGCATTGCTACAAGAGGACACTCGTGGGCGATACCAATGGGTCACAAAATTGGAAGCCTGTTGGAACCAGAAGAAGTGGGGGACGGAAGCACGGTGCCACCAGTTGGGTATCGTAAAAAGTTAAAAAACGGCAAAGAATCTACGGCAAAGGCTAGGTACGTTAAACCTGCAATATACTCTGAACCAGTAAAGCAACTGACAAGAAGCGAAGTTTTTGAACGTTTAAAACCACTGTTCTTTGGTAGTTTTATAAAGATTGGTCAAAACGTTAAGTTTGATGCACGTTCTATTTCAAAATACTATGATGCTATACCACCAGGACCATACGTGGACACGATGCTTTTACAACATTTAATTAACGAAAATTTAGGCAATTATGCACTTGAGACAATTATTGAAAACAATTACAACGGACACAAAGCCTACGAAAAAGGCGGAAAACTTGGCGAAAGAATCACTAAAGTAACCATTGACGACGCTTCTTTGTATGTTCACCGAGACGCTCGTTGGACATGGCTTTTGTATTTACGTTTAGTAAATAAAGTAAACGCTTATTCAGACCTTAAAAAAGCAATGCTTTTAGACAGTCAAGTTTTGGAAGTTTTAATGCACATGGAAAATCAAGGAATTCCAATTGATGTAAACAACTTGACCCTTTTGGAAAAAGAATTAGACGACGAATTAAATGACGTTTACAATAGTATTTTAAAACACGCCCCAGTTGGTTTTAATCCAGACTCCAACAAACACAAACAAAGTTTTTTATTTAACAAGAAATCAGAGGGGGGCTTGGGACTTAAACCATATAAACAAACAGGAAAAGGTGCCCCTTCGGTTGACGAAGAGTCTTTAAAAAGTTTGCAACATAAACATGAAGTTGTAGGGCAGTTGTTGAAATGGGCAGAGTTGCAAAAATTAAAATCTACGTATGTTAAAGGACTGATACCAAAGTTATACAAAAGTAGGTTACACCCCTCGTTCCATTTGCATAGGACAGCAACTGGCAGACTCTCTTCGTCCAATCCTAATCTTCAAAACATTCCAAGAACTTCAAACATCAGAAAGTTGTTTGTGGCGAACAACTCAAGCACTTTGTTGGTTGCTGACTACGACCAAATTGAATTGAGGGTCATGGCTATGGTTAGTCAAGACAAACGGTTGTTACAGATTTTTAAGAACGAAGAAGATATTCATACCGCCACGGCAGCGGTTGTTTTTAAAAAGAAACCAGAAAACGTAACTGCCGAAGAACGACAGGTTGGAAAAGGGGTTAATTTCTTGACCGCATATGGTGGCGGTTCTATAAAACTCGCTCGTGTTACTGGCATTTCCAAAACTGAAGCAGAAGATATCTTAAATACTTATTACAAAACTTTTAATGAATTAACTGCTTGGAAACAACAGGTTATTCAAAAAGCCAAAAAAGATGGGTATGTATCAACTTTGCATGGTCGCAGACGGAGGCTTTCAGACCTTTCTTCTATTAATTCTGAACTTCGGTCAAGGGCGGAACGACAAGCAATAAATGCAATAGTACAGGGTACAGCGGCAGATATTTGTAAACTTGCAATGGTTGATGTGTATAAAGCAACAAACAAAACAAGTTTAAAATTACTAGTGCAAGTTCACGATGAATTAGTGGCTATGGTAGACGAAAACGAGAAACTTGATATCATTGAACCATTCATTACTGCGATGGGAGACGGTACAATTTTGAACAAAGTTCCAATTAAGGTTTCTTATCGGTTTGCTAAAAGTTGGGCAGAGGCAAAAGCATGAGCGATATGGATAAAAGCATTGGTTCTGTAGACCGCATTGTTGATAAACGACTGTTTTATTTAATGCTGTCTATTGGACAAGGACAAGAATTTGCTAATTTTATGGGTTTTTCAAATCCGTCCAAGGACGTAGAACAGGCAGAGATTTTTGACATTGCAAGCAGGTGGGCTTTGTTTGTTAATCAGAACATTCTAAGCAATATTGAAGAATCTGCCATCTGGATGTTGGATTTACTTGAAAAAGGGGGTAGATTAGTAAATCCAAAAGAAGATTTGTTGCCCTTGTTTATTTCTTTTGGAGTTTCAACGTTAAATAAAATGTTGGATAACGAACACGTTTCTATTATAATTAATGAAGACGCATTAAAAACTTGGAAAAACACAGACGACGAACGGGAATCAGAAAATAATGAGTGATTGGTGGGAAAAGAAGTTAAACGGGGAAAAACCAAGTAAACAATACGTTTTTCCAAATCCAAGCAGTTACAGCAATCGTCCTGTTCAAACTGTAGAACCACAAATTGTTCAACATAATTTACCTCCAAACGCTCAATTAACTACTGGACAAGCCATTAGAATGTGGAAAGGAGGAGAAGCACATCAACGCGAAGGCAACATGAGATGTCCAGAATGTGGAAGTCGCAATGTATTTTCGCGTGTTGGTAAAGGTTCTAACAGTACAATCAACGGAGTAGCACCAGCCCCACGTTGTTATGAGTGTGGTTGGAACGGTAAATTTTCACAAGCAGACCAAGCAAATTGGGCAGTATAAGGATAATGAAATGACAACTTACGAGTCATTGGAATCTATTGTTTCCGCAATTCAAAAAAAATATGGCGATGACATATTAATTAAAGGTTCGGACATGAAAGAAGAGGTTCCACGCATCACCACTGGAATACTTGCGTATGATTTGATGCTTGGTGGTGGCTGGCCTTTGAACCAATGGTCAGAAATTGTTGGAGACGAATCATCTGGTAAAACCGCCCTTGCGTATAAAACCATAGCCGCTAATCAGGCAATAAACCCAGATTTTGTCGCTATGTGGATTGCAGCGGAAGCATATGTCCCTCAATATGCACGTGCAATTGGGGTGGATTTAAACCGTTTGTGGGTTGTAGAAACCAACATTATGGAACAGGTTTATGATTTAGTAATTAAAGCACTTGACAATCGTGCAGTTGACATAATTGTGATTGATTCGTTGCCGTCATTGGTTCCAGGTGATGAGTCTGAAAAAATGATGGAAGAATTCACCGTTGGTTTGGGTGCTCGCTTGACTGGAAAGTTCTTTCGTAAATCTTCAAAGGCACAACGCCGTTCGCTCATTAATGAAGACAGACCTTGTACTGGGTTAGTCGTCAATCAATGGCGTGAAAAAATTGGTGTTATATGGGGAGACAATAGAACAACCCCTGGTGGCAAGGCTAAAAACTTTCATTATTTCAGCCGTGTTGAAGTTAAACGAGATGAATGGCTTAAAGAAAAAGACGAGGTAATTGGTCAAACAATCAAGGCTCGTACAATTAAAAATAAAACGTATAAACCCTTACAAACAGCAGTGGTTGATTTTTATTTTACAAGTGCTGGAGGGTTTCGTCTAGGAGAATTTGATGTTGTTAAAGACGTTGTAAACATTGGTCTTGCTATAAATTTGATAACTCGTTCTGGTCCGTATTATTCGTATGCTGGTCAAAAATGGCAGGGTAAAGACGCATTGGTTTTAGCCATTCGTGAAGATTTAGACCTTCAACAAACCCTTAAAAAAGAAGCGTTTTCTTCTTTCAATCTTAAAGTTCCAACACAATGATTTTTGGAAGCGACGGGGAACATAAACGCAGGCTTAAAAAGTCGCGCAAACAAGAAAAGAAAACTGCTGACCGTTACAAAGGGAGCAGAAATGCTGGTTCTGGTTCTGGATGGTTGCGTAAAAATGATGTACGAACTAATAATTTATTGATAGAAAACAAGTTTACAAGCAACATTAAACAGTACTCTATAAAACTAAAAGACATGACTGAATTACGCAAACAGGCGTTGATGGAAAACAGGGTTCCATTATTGCAAGTTGAGATAGGTGGAGTACGCTTTATAACCATGTACGAAGATGATTTTATGGAGTATTTTAATGCCTGAGTTTACCTCCGCAGACCTGGAAAGTATTACGAGAAGCCTTAGAACAAAAGGTCGGTTAATACCAATAGTAACTGCGCAAGCGACATTGGAAAACAATGAAAACACTCGTAAAAGAGACACCAACTATCTTCACCCTAGTGAAATTTGCAAACGTGATTGGTGCCCTCGTGCATCAATGTATGAGATTAACAACGAACCCATGAATGAAAATGCTCCATATTATTCATTTCAAACTTTAAATATATTTAAAACGGGTCATGACATTCATGCAAAATGGCAAGGTTGGCTGGAACGCTCTGGATTGATGAAACAAGCCGAGTTGCCAATCTTTAATGAAGAGTGTCACATTAAAGGAAGCGCAGACGGTTTAATTGAAGACTTTAATGGTGAAGCCATTTTAGAAATTAAAAGCGTTGGCACAGGCACGGTTCGTGTGGAAAACTTTGATTTGTACAAAGAATACGATTCAAAAAATATAACTATAGAAGAATTGTGGAAAAAAATAAGACAACCTTTTAGTACACATCTTCGTCAAATTAACTTGTATATGTACGCAACTGGCGTACATCAAGGAATTATTTTGTACGAATGGAAAGCATCCCAAGCAGTAAAAGAGTTTGAAGTCAAGTATCAGTCAGCGCTTATTGAACATATTCTTGCCGCTGCTCAACTTGTCAAAAAACACTTAGAACAAGGTACTATTATTGACCGCCCTATTTGGGCAACAGAAGAACATAGAATTTGTAAAAAATGTCCATATAACACAACATGTTGGAGTAACAATGCTGATAGACGACAGGTTAGCGAACAGCCAGGAAATGAAGAACTTTTTGGAGAAATTCTCCCTTCCAAACAGGCCGAAAGGAAACTTACCAGAGATTCCAAAATATCTTGACAATTTGTCCGATGTGGATTTGATGGAGCATTATTCTGAATTTATGTCGTGGTTGACATACGCCAAAAGCGAGTTGGTAACTGCTGAAATTACAGAAGAACGTTGCGCCAACGACGTTAAATTAATAGAAGCAAAAACATTGATTGCTCAATGGAGTGGGGACAAGAACGATACCGTTACGTTGGCTAAGGCTAGGCGCGACACCGATGAAACAGTTATACATCTTCAGGAGTTGTATCTTAATTCTCGCGCCTACAGAAAATTGGTAGAGTCCGTTTTTGAACGATGTGAACGAAGTGCTCAAATACTTTCAAGAGAGTTAAGTCGCCGTATCAGCGTTGCTCCCCAGGAAAGGCGTTTGATTAGGTATCAACCGTGATAAGTGATAGTACGGAGGATAATGATGGGCAATAAACACAAAGCCAAAGGAACGGCGTTTGAAACGCTGATTAAAGATTACTTGATATCTAAAAACTTTACAGAAGCACGTAGAGCCGTTTTAGCAGGAGAAAATGACACTGGAGACATACATGGAATACAACACGAAACAACACTTCGTAATGTTTGTTTACAATGTAAGAATCAAAAGAAATTGGATTTAAGCGGTTGGTTAAACGTAACCATTGAGCAAGCGCGTCGTTTAAAAAATGCTCTTCCAGTGTTAATTATAAAACGTTCTGGAAAAGGGGAAAAAACAATTGGAGACTCATACGTAGTGATGAGGTTAAATGACTTTGTAGAACTGTTAAAAGAGGCTAAATACAAGTAACCTAGTTAAACAACAATTTGTTAACTAGGAGTATTATGACTCAAGAATTAAACACAAATATTGATGATTTTCTAAAAGTATCTGGAAGCAGTAGCCCACAGAGTGTTGGCTCCATTATTGCCCGTGCCGTCAATGCAGGGCAATATCCAAAGATTCGCGCTATCGGTGCTGGCGCTGTAAACCAAGCAGTAAAAGCCTGCGCCATTGCTCGTGGTTTTGTTGCACCAAGAGGGCTAGACCTCGTTTATATTATTGGATTTGATGATATTATTGGTGAGAACGGCGAAAACATTTCAGCAATTTCTTTTAGACCAGTAGTGAGGTAATCATGGCAACGAGCGATAGAGCAGGAAATGCATATGGGTCTCCTGCAAAAGCGGCTACTAACGCACAACGTCAGGCCGCTTATCAACGTGGTAATGAGATGGGTGGCAGGGACGCTGCTGGCGGTGGAACCGTTGGTCGTTTTTCAGGTAAAACTCGTAAGGCAACACCCTTAACTAAACAAGAGGCCGATGCAAGTATTAAGGCTGGTAAGGCTCCCGATACTTCACGTGGTAGCCAAACCGCTTACAAAATTTCTAATAACCCAACGTCAGCATACGGCGAAACGATGGGACAATTACGTTCTGATTACAAACAGGCTCGCAAGTCTGGTTTAAGTCCTGATGATGCACGTGGACAAGCCATTAGCAAAGCAGCCCCTAACGCAAAGATGACCAAAGATTACAAGGGAGATGCGGTTCGTTAACAATGGCATCAATGTCTGAAACGCGAGGCAAACCAAAGTCTCGCAACAAAACTCGTTACTACCGAAAGAAGGGACAAGTGCGCCCCGTTTCACCATTTGGTGGAGCCGCTGGTGGTTTGATTGGCGGACCTAGTGCAGGAGGACTGTCGTAATGGCGGAAAATACTTTTACATCTTGGAATAATCCCGCAGAACCACCTGGAATAGGAACTTCAGTAGCGTTTGGAAATGCTCCCGTATTTCGCAACAACAAAGACAGGCTGCTTTCTGGGTACAGAAATTCACCAGATGCTCAGTATCCAGACGGGTACCTTGGCACGATGTCGTCCAACCGTCGTCAGGACAAGGTGCTCGGCACGTTGAGACGAATGAACGCCCGTCAGTATTCACGTGGAGTACACAAAGGAGAACGAATTAACGCAGGAGATTACTTGTGGCCCGACGAGTTCAACAAGTGGACTGCGCTTCAACTTCAAGAAAAGGGCCTTAAGTTTGCGCCTCCAGGTGCCGAACCAGTTCGCTTGATGCGCGATGGTAATTATGTTCCTCGTGGAATACCACGCGACCAAGAGAATATACAAAATCAATCAAATCCAGAACGTCGTGCAAAATTAAAAGTTCTTGCACCATCCTGGAGATAAAAATGGACGCCAAAATATACAACTTAGACGAATACAGAAAAAAAAAGATACAAAAAGAGAGGGGCATAGATACGTCCAACCATCCTTCTCGCAGGGTAGACCGTACAAGCATGGAAAATCGCCAAAAGAAGAACAGGACGCTCACCGATTTAATCATGGAAGACCCAGCGCTTAATAAACTTGTAAACACAGTTGCAAATCTTATGAGCAAATCAACAATTAACGATTCAGACCCAACACCTCCGCAGGGCATTGAAAGGCCAGTAGAGATGTACGACCAGGAAAAAGACGAACCTCAATTTTACGACCAAGATAAAGATTGACCAATGTCAGACACGCCAAACACAGAAAATCAAGACATATTCTCGGTAAGACCGACTCCCAACTCTCGTCGGCACCGTAGCCGCCGTTACCAAGAGGATATGGAATACCTTGCAAAGATAGATGAATTGCTTGATGAAATTGGAGACCCAGAAAGAGTACGACGTGCTGACGCTTTAACCGAACGCGCCTTTCCAGGCGTTTCTGAAGATGAAAAAACAATAACGGGAATGTATGAACCCGCACCCCACCATTACCCCAAGGGTATGAAGATTTACTATCCTTCTATGGAGCAGGTGTGGCGCCGAACCGCCCCTGCCAGTCAGGTGTGGCACCAACAAGAGCAGCGTCATTCGGATGCTGGATACCTTGATGTGGATAGGCAAGACCTAGGCACCAATCCAAAAATATCCAAAGCAGAAGCCAACTGGCAACGTGCTCGCAAAGAAAAGTACGATGCCATATATTACTCATCGGACACGCTTAATGCCCGTGACCTGGCGATGGCGGCCCAACCACCTATCCCAGCCCGTGACCCAACGGAGCCACCATTCGGAGAGGGGTACGTCCATAGTGCTGGGATTCCTATACCAAACAAAGGGCTTACTCGTAAGAAACTCGCAAAAATCTTGAAGGAAAACCTTTCACGCCTTCCTTTGTCTAGTCTGCAGCGTCAACATTTAAAAAAGGAATGGTCTGGTAAGCCTTACAAAAACAAAGGTAAGCCGCCAATAATAAACATTAATCAGTTTTTTCAATATATAATAGACCGTGATTACAGTACCCCAGACATGGGCCACTACGCTCCGAGAAATAACTTAGGTTTTATGGCCCTGACTGGCAGGAGCGACAGTGACTTTCAACTCGGTGAGCAATCGGGTATCGTCTCGCAAAGACTTAGTAGTGGGAGGAGAACCATAGATTCACCAGAGTATTGGGAGTTTATGGACCTGTATCACGCTAATATGGAGCAGCAGAGGTCCCTTAATGACCAAATTCGCCAAAGCGAGTTGGCTAGAACGCTCTGGGGTGAATCTCTAGATGAGGCGATTTATCGCAACGAACACGGTCAGGAACGCTGGGATTGACCCATGTCTGACACTCCTATTGGCGATGCCAGATTTCACAGAGATATATTTTCAGTAAGGCCAACACCCGTTCGCCCACGAGGGCCTCGTAGCAGCCGTGACCAAGAGTGGGATGAATTCTTTGCAAAAATAGATGACATACTTGCTGGCTTTGGAGACCCAGAGAGAGCACAACGTGCCGACGCTTTAACTGAGCGCGCCTTTCCAGGTGTTTCTGAAGATTTAAAAACAAGAAGTGGAATGTATGAACCAGCACCCCACAATTACGTCAGTGGTTATCAGATTAACTATCCTTCTCTTGCTTCAACGATGAACCAGGCTGTCGGTTCTGCTTGGGAGCAACGCATCCAGGGTGCCCTCCCTGAAGACTGGGGCACCTCTCATACTGAGGGTGGCACTGGTATGTCTAAAGCCGAAGCCTTGAATAGGCGAATGCAAAGTTCGTCTTTTTCCTGGTGGCATGACTGGGCCGCAAACCACGCGCGGGTAGATGAACAACCAGGCACCGAAGGTTCATTCTACCGTCACCACGCAGCAGCGGGAACTAGTACTGATGAACTTGCAAAAATCATACGTGAAGGATATACAAAACATAATCCTGACAACTTCCCCCGAACGTACGTTGACCGTCAACGGGTGGTGGATGCGATGACGGGTTACAATGATGCTGTAGTCACCAAAAAATATCGGAAAGACGCAGAGCACGCTGCGTTTGTTCAATATCTAGATGACTTGGATTGGCGTACTCCAGACATGGGTTCGGAGAGGGAAGCACGACATTACGTCGGTTTCAACCCAGCCACGGGCAGAGGCGGGAACTATAACAATGCGCTCGCCCAGGACCTTGCTAGGACTAGTATTGATTCACCACAGTATTGGAATACTATTGATGGCGTCCCCACAATGGCTCGTAGTACAGGTTCTAGAAGGCGAGGAGGACCAAGGCTAACAGGAAATATAAATTACGTTGTGGAAAGATTTCTTTCCCCAGAAGAAACGGCTGTA